TACTCAATCTAATAGGATTCCCTTTTGCAATTAACATAAGTAATGCGACTTTACCAAAACCTATTCATCCAGAAACAATCAAAGATGCTAGTCTTTTAGCATTGACTGGTGGATTGTTAAAATCAAATGGGTCGCAGACTACGTTTACACCAGAAGGCACAGGTGGAAACAAATACGTTTTAGTTGATGGTCAGAGAACATCAAACTTTACTGAAAATGAAGATGGATCTATCACACTTGATAGTCCTGCTGGAGAAGGCAAGACTGTATACGCAGTAGCAACTAATAAGGAATTTGCATCTTCAGGACAAACAGAATTTAGTATACCTAGTGATGTAAGTGTAAACGATCTCTCAGTATATGTGAGTGGCAAGATAGTTGAACCAGAAGATTACTCAATAAATGCACTTTTGAGACTGGTGATTTTCGACACAGCACCAAATAGAGGATTAATTTCAATCGTATCAACATAATCACTAAAGGAAATGTATAAATAGTTAGATGACCGAGTATCTAAAACCAAATGCCAAAGTTAATGCAGTAAAAGAATCATATTCTGATCTTGATGCTCTTTTTGTTGCTCACCCAATTACTGGTGATATAATGACTAAAAAAGATACAGATGCAATTAAAAGATCGGTCCGTAACATAGTCTTAACAAATAAATTTGAAAGACCTTTTAAACCAAACTTTGGTGCCTCTCTTAGAGATCAACTATTTGAGTTGCGTACTGAGAGATCAAAAGAAAAATTTGCTAAAAGATTAGCAGAAATGATTGAGTTGTACGAACCAAGAGTCTACAACGTTAAAATTGGATTGAATGATGAAGATACTAATGAGATGAATGTTAGAATTTTTTATACAATCAGAAATGCATCAAGAGCACAAAACATAGAATTAACCGTAAGTAGGGTAAGGTAATGGCAGTAAAGAGTTCACAAATTAATACAACAGATCAAGATTTTGATGATATCGTAAGTAATATTAAATCATATTTAAAAGGACAAGAGTTATTCAAAGACTATAACTTCGAAGGTTCGACCATGTCAGTTCTTATTGACATGTTAGCATATGCATCTCACATCGGTGCAATCAATACAAACATAGCAGCTTCAGAAATGTTCTTAGATTCAGCACAACTGAGAAAGAACGTTGTATCACGTGCTAAAGATTTAGGTTTTGTACCTGCATCTGAGAAGGCATCAGCTGCTTATGTCAATATGCAAATGGATAATGTTGTTAACGCAGATGGTACAATCCCTACACCAAGCGATATGACATTATCAAGAGGTCAACAATTCACAACTATCTATGACAATGTAGCATACAATTTTGTTTGCACATCATCAATCACTCCTACAAGATCAAATAAAAGTTTCAATTGGAATAATATAGAACTTGTTCAAGGTCAATACGTAACAGATCAATTTGTTTTTGATTCACAAATTAAAAACTCAAAGTTTGTTTTATCAAATGAAAGAGTTGATAAAAGTAAATTAGTAGTCACTGTTATTTCAAACGGTGTTGAAGAAACGTATGTAGATGCTAAAAGTATTTCTACGATATCTTCATCATCTAAAGTTTTTTATACACAAGAAAACGAAGAAGGATTTGTAGAGTTTTATTTTGGTGATGGTGTTCTTGGTAATCAACTATTAGATGGTGATATCATCAATGCAGTTTATGTAGTAGTTGATTTAGAACATGCTGAGGGTGCCAAAAGATTTACACTTACACAACCAATCAATGGTTTTATAAGTGCTACTGTTACAACTGTAACTGAAGCAACAGGTGGTGCTGAAAAAGAATCAATAGATTCTATTAAATTTAAAGCAACAAAATTCTACACATCACAAAACAGATTGGTCACATTGAACGACTATAAAGCAAAAGTAAGTGAATACTATCCAAACGCCGATGCAGTTGCAGTTTGGGGTGGTGAAGATAACGATCCACCTGATTATGGTAAAGTCTTCTTGTCACTTAAACCACAAAACTCAGATTATTTGTCTGAGTTTGAAAAAGCAGATGTTATCAAAAAACTAAATGCATTAAACATGGTTACAGTTAAACCAGTAATTGTTGATGCAGACATTGTTAAGATTCTGGTAACAACTGTATTTAAATACGATTCACGTGCTACTCAACTCTCAATTGGAGAAATGAAATCAGTAGTTAGAGCTGCTATCGTAAATTTCGACAATACAAATTTAAGTAACTTTGATTCAATCTTTAGACATTCAAAATTAGTCAAAGCAATTGATGAATCAGAGGGATCGATTCTATCTAACTCAACAAACATTAGATTGAGAAAATCTCAAAAGGTAGAATTAAACAAACAAAAAGGATTAGAAATCAAATTTGGAAATGGTTTCTACCATCCTCATGACGGACACAATAAAGCAGGTGGTGGTATTTTAGTATCATCTGGTTTCAAAGTACAAGGCGATTCAGTCAACGATCATTTCTTTGATGATGACGGATCAGGTAAGATCAGAAGATATGTTTTAGCTTCTGGTGTTAGAACTATAAAAGATTACGAGGCAGGTACCATAGATTATGGTACAGGAAAGATTACGATTGATGCCATCACTATCACTGGTACAACCAATAGTGATACCTCAATCGACTTCACAGTTCTACCTTCTAGCAACGATGTTGTTGCAGTTAGAGGTTCTCTAATTGATATCAGTGTCGATGATATAAACGTAGACGGCGAAGTAGACACCATCGCAAGTGGTGAGAGTAGTGCTGGTGTAGGATACACTTCTACATCCAACACAAATTATTAATATGCATAAAGTGGTCACGGAATTTACCGTGAGTAGTTTCCCATTCAATTGGATTATAGGAGGAAAAGAGAATGGCAGATAAAAAAATAACAGCGCTTAGTTTAATAGGTGAAGCACAAATTAACGAAGGTGATTTACTTCACATCGTTGACGATCCTTCAGGAACACCTATAAACAAGAACATGACCTTAAAAAGGTTATTCAATAATGTTCCATCATTTTTAGCATTTAACGATGTTGAAACATTGGATGAATCTTCAACAGAGATTGAAGCATCAGAAGCAGTATCAATTGTTGACTTCACTGGTTACGGTGGTGGTACAGCAGTTTCTATGACTTTAGATGCTCCTTCACATGAAGGTCAACTTAAAATTATTGTCAGAAAAGATGACAACGTTGCTCAAGACTTAAACGTTAACGCAACAGGTTGGAATACTGGTACAACTACTGATTCAGTTTCATTAGAATCTGATACTTCAGTTGTTTTAATTGGTATTGGTTCGTTATGGTACCATCTAGCATCTGGCGGTAGAGGCACAGTAACAGTTAGCTAATTATGTCTCATCAAAATCACGTCTATGACAGACTATCAACGAGGTTACCATCTCTCTTACCAGATCATTTAAGAGAAGATGCACCTGTATTTGAAAGTTTTTTAGAGGCGTATTTTGAGTACTTAGAGTCCGAAATTCTAGTGCTTGATAGTATTCAAGCACTAGACGGCATTCGATTAGAGGACGGCACTCAGAAAGAAAGGGGTGCCATCCTTTTTGAAAAGAATACTTTTGCAGGCAATCCAGAAGCAGACTCATCAAAGATACTTCTCAACGCCTCATCATTGTCTGATATTCAATCAGACCCTTTTACTAAAGATGAATACATTTATGGTCAATCTAGTGGTTCAATCGCTAAGATTAGAGTTATAAATGATAAAACATTTTTAGTTGATACAATATCAGGAAATGGTTTCACAGTAGGTGAAACTATTGTTGGTAGATCAGGCAATCAAACAGGTGTTGTTAAAACATACAAAGAAAATAGTATTGTCGCATCAAATAGATTACTAGACTATTCTGATATTGATAGAACATTAGAAACATTTTTAAAATACTTTCAAAAAGATTTTATACCGTCTCTTAATCTGAGAGACACACAAAATCCTAGACTTACATTAAAGAACATAGGTACTTTATACAAAGAGAAAGGTACTGAAAAGTCCATACAATTCTTAATGAGAATTCTATATGGTGAATCTTCTTCTGTTAGATATCCTATAGAAGAAACATTCTTTGCTTCAGAGTCAGAGTACGAAGAAGAAAGACAATGTAATGTCATCATGTCAGTTGGCCAAGTGCCAAAAGAGACTGACAAAATATTACAATACAGCGATGATGATGCAACTTTAGTAGTTGCTGAAGCAATCGTTGAAAAGGTTGGTATTATATCTGAAATAGACAGACAGTATCAACTTACAATTTCCAGAACACACAGAGGCACATTTCAACCAAACAAACAAGTTAAACTTGTAGATAGAGATGGTGTCACAATTTATACAGGTACTTTAACAGGTATCATATCTCAAGTCAAAAAAGATGACTCAGGCACTTATTTTCAATTAGAAGACAATTCAGGTAGTTTAAGATACGAATCAGGAAATGCCTCTTCTGGTTATACAGAAAGTAACCCAAATACCGAATCAGAGATGGGCGGTGGGTTATTATTTGAACGTGCAAGAGTTGGATCAATGTATGATCTAAACGATCAAATTAGATTCACAGGTTCAAAAGTAGATGCTAGTGAAATAGATGCAGTAGCAACTGTATCAGAATTGACTAGAGGTCCAATAGAACACATATACATTGAAAATGCAGGTACAGGTTATTCAGCAAACGATATTATTGTATTTGAAGAAGCAGGTACAGAGGGTGCTGGTGCAGAAGCGATAATAGCTGCTACTGGTGACGAACTTATTTTAGAAAACGCTACAGCATTTGATCAGTACGAATTTACTGCAACTGCTGGTCAAACTACATTTGGTGGTTTAGGTGCAAGAGATTTAAATAATAAACCTATCGCACTGAATGGTCTACAAGTTAAAGTGTTTGTAGATGGTATAGAACAGAGCAGACAAAACTATACAATTTTTTTAGATAGAGTGGTATTTGACACATCACCAACACCTGCTGGTGGTGAAAGAGTTGAATTAATATCAGAGTTTACTAGAGTTACTTTAGAACAAACAACAACTGGCGTCAATGGTTCAGTTGTCATGATCGAAGATGGTAATAATCCAGATAATGATCAGAGAATTAGAAGAATAGCAATTACTTCAGGTGGTACAGGATATCAAACACTACCTAGAGTATTTCCAGGTGGTTACATTTATGTAGATAACTACGATAGTTTTACAGTTGGTGAAACTGTAACCAATCAGGCTGCTACTGCAAACGGTGTTATATCACGTATTGATTCAAAGAACAAAAGACTTGTAATTAAAAAGACTGAATCTAATATAGGTCACTTTGTAACTTCAGATATCATAACAGGTTCTTCTTCTGGTACAGAAGGCACAATTAAACAATCAACAGTCACAGCAGGTGAAGGTGCAAGTCTATTTGCTTGGTCATCTAAGGTCGGTGGTGTTGGCAAGATCAGAATCACATCACAAGGTTATAACTTTGATGAACATGCAGTTTTAGGCGGTGATTCATATTACAATATGTTGATTGGTAATCCAACTGCTGTAGCTGATTTAACAAAAGGTGTAACGTTTACTGGCAGAAAATCTGGTGCAACAGGTGAGGTAATATCATTTGATGAACAAAGAAATTTACTTAAGTTTACAAATGTAAGTGGTACATTTGCTGAAAACGAATTTATTGATTATGCAAACGGACAATACTTTGAAGTATTGAGATATGACCCATACGAAGCAAGAGGTGAATATGCTGGTGAAGGTGTAATAAACGATAACTTCTTCGGCAATAAAGGTTATGTATCTAGCGATACAACTAACATACACGATGGTCTATTCTATCAATCACATTCATATGTGATTAAAGTTGGTGAATCAATCAATGCGTATAGATCGGCAGTTAAAGATTTAGTCCATCCATCTGGTCACATTTTCTTTGGTGAAGTTGCACTTGATAGATACATCGTACAAGACGATAGAGACGGAAGATTTACAGTCGATCCTAAAAACACACTTGGTATTCAGAATACAACATTCGTACCAACTATACTACTTACAACTTATGCTTCAGAACATTTATTATTAGAAGATGCAGATCCAGATGATGCAACACTAGGTTACTTAGATACAGGTCAAGACCCTAATCTTATCAATGTAAAACAAAGAAAGTTCAAAATATTAACAGAAGATGGTTACTATATTGAAAATGAACAGGCATTCGAGGCTAAAGCATCTACTAAGAAAGAAACATTAGTATTATTCCATACTACAGCATCTGAGTTAGAAGATTTAGCAATGCAAATCAACTTAGATGAAGCAGGCATACCTACAACAGGTACAGACCCAAGAACAGACGGCGCAATCACAGAACCATTAACTGAGTATGGAGATTCGTCACATAGAAACAGACATTTAAATATAAACTCAGTAAGAACATTAATTAGTGCTGTACTTAAGTCTAAACTTAGATCGAGGTACAGTGGTATTTCAGCAATTGATCCTGTATCACAGAAACAATATCAAAATATATCACATGATCCAGTTGCAGAAGAAATAACAATATCAAATCAAAGATCACCAAGATTAGATGGCGTAGTATCAGTATTGAACTTATACAACACTGATAGAGACTATCTGATTATGACTAAAGAAGATGCGGTGTCACCAATTGGTGCTAGACCTTCAGATCAAGGTACAGTGTTCCAATTTGCAGAGTTCTTAGATGAAAGAATAGCATTAGAAGACGGCAATCTCTTTAGAAGTGAAGAACCAAGAAACTATCTAAACCATGAACCACAAAACAGAGATGAGGTTGGTCCAAGAATCGTATTTGAAGATCATGCAAAGATTTACGAATTAAGTGACCCTAATGATCCTGATTCATACAACCCAGCAACAAGTGGTTATGAAGACATAAGTGGTTTAGTAGTTGAATTAGAAGATGAAACTGTACCAGAAATGCCAGAGTATTTCGTAACTGAAAGATCGGCAGAAATGTACGAACCATACTTCTATATGGAAAATGGTGATAGAATGATTTTTGAAGATGGCAATCCAATAACAGACGAAAGATTAGGTTCAGGTAGTAACTTACATAGTTTTGCTCCTATAGGGTCTACATTTAGATCACTAAATAAGATTGCGTATCAACAAACTTATAAGATAGCATATCATATCCACCAAGAATCTGGCAACGCATCAAATATTGTAAACAATATCAATACAGAACCAGACTTTGGTGATAGAATACTTTTAGAAAGTGGCGGAGGTTTCATGTTGGATGAAACTAGCGAGAGTGAAGGACTAAGAATTAGTCAGTTAGATAACCTATTAGGGTTAATGTATATAGCAGAATTACCTCTATATGCGAACAGACGAACTAATATAGCTCATTCTACCTATGTTTCTTCATCAAAAGTTACCAATTCAACCCTAGCAGCATTATAAATAGTTTATAAATAACCGAGGAGTTACAAAAAAATGGCAGCAATAATTTTAGAGAATTTTAGAACGCACAATGCAAAAGAATTTGTTGCAGATTTCAGCGATTCTAAAAATTACATATTCATTGGTAGATCACACGCATGGGTAGATGCTGATGATTCATCAATTGACGATAATAACCCACCAAGTCCAAACAATTCAGTAGAGGAAATATTAGGAGCACAATCAAATATGATTGCTCTTAAACAAGTTTCTTCAGGTGATGTATCACACGGACTTGTAAGATATGACTGGACATCAGGTACAGTATATGACGAGTATAGAGACGATTACGGTGTAGGTACAGCAGTACCTTCAAGTTCAGACGGTTCAATAGTGAACTGGTTTGATGGTAAGGGTTATATAATTACAGACGAATATAAAGTCTATAAGTGTTTAAAAACACCTTATAGCGGTGTAAATCCCGTTAATTCAACAGACCAACCAACTTCAGTTAGTACCACTGATCCTGAAACTACCTCAGACGGATATATGTGGAAATTTATGTATCAAATTACTGCCTCAGATGTTATTAAATTTGTAACTAACGATTTTATTCCTGTAAAGACTCTCGGTGCTAAATCAGGAATTGCTGGTATCGGTACAAACGGTGGATTCGGTTCATCAGCAACCGATGACGGTTCTGCTCAATGGGATGTAGAAAACGATGCGGTTGACGGTGCAGTGTTTAGATATATTGTTAAATCTGCTGGTTCAGGTTATACTGCGACAAGTGGAGGTTCAAGTACATTCACATGTGACATTCCAGTCCAAGGTGACGGTTCAGGTGCTGTTGTAACATTATCATTTGACTCAGGTGAATTAGTAGATGCATATTTTAAAGATTCATCATCATACGGTTCAGGTTACAGACGTGCATCATTAGATACTATCGATGCAAACATCGTAGATGACTCAGCTGCTACACCTATAGCATCAGGTTCAGGTGCAGAAGTTCACGTTGTAATGTCACCAATTGGTGGTCATGGTGCAAATCCAGTTGACGAACTAGGCGGTAACTTCGTAGTAGTAAACTCAAGATTAGAGTTTGGCGAAGGCTCAGGTGATTTCCCAACAGACAACGATTTTAGACAAATTGGTCTAATTAAAAATCCTTTACAAGACTCAGACGGTGCTATTTCAACACTATCAACAATGACTGTAACAAATAGAATTACAGTTGGTAGTGCTTCAGGTATATCAGTAGATGATATTATAACAGATAGTACAACAAACAACGCATCAACAGCAGTTGGTAGAGTTGTATCTAAGTCAGGTAATATTATAAGTTATCAACCGATAGCAAATGGCGGTGGTGAGTTTATATTGTTCCAAAACAATGATGATATTTACATCAATGCTTCTGGTTCAATTGTAACTTCAGTGAATGCCGCTGGTGTAGATGCAGATCATCCAGAGATGAGAAGATTTACTGGTGATATTCTCTATGTTGAGAATAGAGGTCCTGTGTCAAGGGCAGCCGATCAGATTGAAGATATCAAACTGATCATTGAAATGTAATTAGTTGTTTTAAACAACATTAAATAAAATTTAAAACTATGTCAGAGAAAACGGATCTAAATATTACACCATATTACGATGATTACGATGCAGACAAGAAATTTCATAAAGTTCTGTATCGTGCTGGTCGACCAATTCAAGCGAGAGAGTTAACTCAAACTCAATCTATTCTACAAGATCAGGTAGAGAAATTTGGTGATCATTTCTTTAAAGAAGGTTCTATTGTTTCAGGTGCTCAGTCAAACATTGACATGGACATCTATTTTGTCAAAGTACAAAATTCAAATCCAAATGCAAACGGCGATCTAAACGTAGAATCTTATAGAACTAGTTTTCACGGCAAACTCATTCAAGGTTTAACAACAGGTGTAGTAGCAAAAGTTATTTCATCAACTGCTGAAACTGAAGATGATTCTATAACACTATTTGTAAAAGCATTATCACAAGGTACAGACAGCGATGGTTCTTTTATATTCAAAGGTTCAGAAGAAATAAGAGAAGTAGAATTCTCAGCTGACGGTTTTGGATCAACTTCTGCTGTAGCAACAAACAACAACTACTTTAAAACATTATCACAATCATCAACACCAACTGGTCGTGCTTCAATTGCAGAAATTTCAGAAGGTGTAGTTTTTACAAGAGGTTTCTTTGTAAAGGTAGACAAACAACTTATCGTATTAGAAAAATATGCAGGTAATCCTTCATATAGAGTTGGTCTTTCTATCAATGAAACTATCATATCATCAACAGAAGATAATAGTCTCTTAGACAATGCACAAGGCTCATCAAACGATAATGCGCCTGGTGCCGATAGATTAAAATTTGATCTTACATTATCTAAAGTAGCACTAACAGATACTACAAGTGTTAACTTCATTGAATTAGCAAGAGTTAACAATGGTATCATTGAACTATCAATCAATAGACCAATCTATTCTGAAATAGAAAATACTATGGCACGAAGAACCTTTGATGCCAATGGCGATTTTGTTGTAAGACCATTTACTAGTAATTTCAGAGAACATTTAAAAACTTCAGATAACAAAGGGTTTTATCCAATAGCAGAAGGCGGACAAGAAGAGAAGTTTATCATGCAGATATCTGCTGGTAAAGCTTATGTTAGAGGATACGAAATTGAAAAAGCAGGTACATCAAACCTAACAATTAATAAAGCAAGAACAACAGCAGAACTATCTAACGCATCAACACCAGTTAGAATAGGTAATAAATTAAAAATCAACAACATTTATGGAATGCCAGAAATTGGTGATTCAGCTTCAACAAATGCTTTCGAACCAATCAAACTTTACAGTCTACCTAAATCTTCTGCATCAGCATTAAGTGGTAGTGCAGAGAATATTGGTTTTGCAAGAGTTAGACATTTTGATGAGTCATCTACAGATGAATATCAATTATATCTATTTGATATTAAAATGTTTACTAAAGTTGGAGTTACAACAGCAACCTCAACATTATATGCTAACGGTGATAAACTAACAGACGATATTACAGGCGCAACAGGTATTGTTGCATATGTCGATAGTAATAACATTTATCTACATGATGTAGTAGGACAATTTGTATCAGGTAATAATGTATCAGTTAGAGGTAAGGGAACTGCATCAGCAGTAGCATCAACTAGTGTTCAGGTCTTTAATGTAAGTCAATCTCACTCAGTCGGTCAAGTTTCACCTGCTAGCGTAGGACTAGACTTTAGTGCCGATGTAGTATTAGATGATATATCAGTAATATCTGGTTTAGGTACATTTAATGGCTCAACAAATGAATTACAAGGTGTTGGTTCACAGTTTACTAAAGAAGTAAAAGTTGGTGATCATATCGTTGTTAATGGTACAGAACATAGAGTTTCAGTTGTTACTAACGATACATCGTTAAATGTAGTTACAACAGCTGGTGGTGCAGTGACACCTTCAGCGGCAACACAAGTAGCAGTTATCAGAAAAAGAGCAAAACTTGCAGACCAAGATCAGACATCAAATATATTTGCATGGCCTAGAGATTACGTTTCAGATGTAACACCAACAGGAACAGTAGAAGTCAGAAAACAAGGACTGTTCTCAATGTCAAATGGTACAATCACTTTGACAAAAGAGTCAGACGAAACATTCTCAGACTTTGGTGATGACAAATATCAATTTACTAAATTATCACTAAACGGAACTGGTGATGTCGTAGCATTAGGTGACGTGTTAGTCGCAGACGATGTAACTTTTGGTACACCAGGTACTTCATTAGATGTTACATTCAGTGATTCAGGATCAGGTGCTCAAATATTAGCAACTTATACTGTTAAGAGAACAGCACCTGCTGTAAAGTCAAAAGCTTTAGAAAAATTCAGATCAGTTTCATTTAGATCATCTAATAGTGATAAACCTTTCTATGGTCTTGCATACGATCACAAAGAATTGAATCTATGTGTACCAGATGTCTATAAAATACATGCAGTTTTAGAGGCAGTTCCAGGCACAACTTCAGGTTCAAATAGTCAGGCAACACCACCAAACGCAACTGTAACAATAAGTTCAGGTTCTTTTGCATTAAAAGAAGAGATTGTAGGTCAATCATCAACAGCAAGAGCATTATTGATCAATTGGGGTGGTGATACAAACACATCATACTTTGTATACTTAAATGATATACCTTTCATTGACGGTGAGACAATTGTTGGCCAAACAAGTTCAGGTATCGCTGTACTATCAAACTTAAGTGCAGGTTCACCAAACATTAAGAACAACTATTTCTTAGACAATGGCCAAAGAGATGGTTATTATGACTTCTCAAAACTAGTTTTAAAACAAGGTAGATCAGCACCTAACAATCCTGTGACTGTTATCTTTGACATGTTTAGTAGAGGTGGTACAGGAGATTACTACTCAGTAAATTCTTATAACAGTGCTGATGTTGAGTACAAAGATATACCAAATTACTCACCAAATAAAGTAGACTTAGGTGGTTTTGAACCAGACGGTAAGTTCGAATTATCAGATGCAGTAGACTTTAGACCATCAACAGACTTTTTACCTGGCACTAATTTCCAAGATGATGATACAAATGCTTATGATCAGAACGATCCATTAAACTTATCAGATAATACAAAAGTAACAGCTGCACCATTTGTATACACATCAAGGGTGTTTAACGATGTCGACAATGGAACAATTTCATGTCCAATGCCTACATCTTCAGTGACAGCAGATATAGATTTCTATGTACCTAGAATTGATAAAGTATTCTTAACTAGAAATGGTAAGTTTGAAGTTTCTATTGGTTATCCTGATATTAGTCCTCAAAAACCAAATCAGTTAGATGATGCAATTGAAATGTTCGAATTGTTCATACCTGCTTACACATCAAACTTAAAAGAAATCAATTTAAAACAATTTGATCATCGTAGATATACGATGAAAGATATTGGTAGAATAAACCAAAGACTTACAAACATTGAAAGAATTACAGCACTATCTTTATTAGAAAAAGATACACAATCAAAACAAATTTTAGATGCAGACGGATTTGACAGATATAAATCAGGCTTCTTAGTAGATAACTTTAGAGGTCATAAGATTGGTGATGTTTCACATCCAGACTATGAATGTGCTATCGATACAAAACTAGGTCAATTAAGACCTAAACACCATACTCAGTTCTTTGATATCATTGCTAACTCAGCATTGTCACGTAACTATAAGAAGTCTGGTGATATTATCACATTACCATATACAGAAAGATCATTTGTTAATCAAAATAAGGCATCTAGGTCATTAAATGTTAACCCATACGCTGTGTTTGCATTTATTGGTCACGTTAAACTAAGTCCAGAGACAGACATCTGGCAAGACACAGAACAATTACCAGAAGTAAGAGTTAACAGAGAAGGCAACTTCGATGCAATATTAGCAGAGAACGAAAACGCATTAGGCACTGTTTGGAACGCATGGCAGACTACATGGGTAGGTGAACCTACAGTTGTAGAGACAGAGACATTATCAAGTGTTCCAGCAGCTTGGAACGGTGATCCTTCACAAGGTGGTGAATATACACCTAATACTACTGTTACAAGAAATGTAACAGAAACACCTGAGTCTCAGATCAGAACAGGTGTTAGAACATCGGTTGTAGAAGAGTTAGTTGAAACACGTAACGATAGAATTGTTAGTGTCACAATTGTACCATTCTGTAGACCAAGAGACATTGAAATAGATGCAGTTAACTTAAAACCAAACACAAACCATTACGTATTCTTTGATGGTATCGATGTAAACTCATATGTAAAACCATTCAGTACACTGTACAGTAAAGATGGTGGTACATCATACGATCAAATAGTAAAAACAGATGGTAACGGTAGATTAAGAGCAACATTCAGTTTACCTAACGATAGATTCCAGAGATTCCCAACTGGTGCTAGAGAAATGGTTATTACATCAAGTTCAAATAACCTTTCTAACCCAGCATCACGAGGTAATGCAATCTATCAAGCACAAGGTTTATTACAAGCTTCACAAACTGAAATTGTATCAACAAGGAATGGTAGAGTAGTTATTGAAAGGCTATCTGCTGAGAGACAAATAGTAAGAAGAGGTGAGTTATTAAACGTAACACCTGGTACAGGTACACCACCTGAGCCAAGTCCAGAACCACCTGCAACTCCAGCACCTACACCTACACCAGAACCTACTGAGGCACCTATACCGAGTCCAACACCGACTCCAGAGCCTACACCAAGTCCTACACCGACACCTACGCCGACGCCAGCGCCGACAACAACTCCTGCGCCTACACCGTCGCCTACACCGACACCGACACCAACGCCGACACCAACAAGTACGCCGATACCGTCACCACCGCCTATTGATGACCCTAGAGATTTTTGGGACGTTGATCCTAGAATTCCTAGAATATTCGATGAGAGAGAATTGCGTGAGACAGAGTGGGTCGATCCATTAGCAGAATCATTCTTAGTAGATATGGATGGTGGCATGATGTTGTCTTCAGTTGATCTATTCTTTAGAACTAAAGACGATGCATTACCAGTGTCAGTACAAGTTAGAAACATGGTGAATGGTTATCCAGGTCAGTTAGTATTACCATTCTCAACAGTATCTAAGAATCCAAACGAAGTTAATATTTCAGAAGACGGTTCAAGTGCTACAACATTTACATTTGATTCGCCTGTATACCTAGAGAAAGGTAAAGAATACTGTTTCGTAGTTTTATCAAACTCAAACGAATACGAATGTTTCATATCCAGAATGGGTGAAAACGATTTAATTACTGGTGAAACAATTTCAGGACAACCATATGCTGGTTCATTGTTCTTATCACAAAACGCATCAACATGGACAGCAGAACAAACAGACGATCTCAAGTTCAATCTTAAGATTGCACAATTCGATACCTCAAAAGTTGCAGAAGTTGTGTTTGAAAACGATTTTATCGGAGATGTAAAACTACAAGAGAATCCAGTTCAAACATTTGCTGGTCAAAGTTATGTTAAGATATTAAACTACTCACACGGTATGTACGAAACAACTTCACACGTAACAATAGCAGGCGTGAAAGGCGATAAAGAAGATGGCGTAGTAGAGATTGGCACACCAAGTGCTATTAGTGCTGCCGTAACAGCACAGACATACGAGACTGGTGGAAGTAATGATGCTGTTGTAACAGGTGGTACAGGTACAGGTCTTAAAGTCAAAGTAGTTGTAGACGCTGGAGATTTAGATGCAGTAAACTCAATTAAGATTACTGATCCAGGTAGTGACTACGCAGTGAACGACACTATTACAGTCACAATCGACAGTCAAACATTTACAGTAAGTGTCACCAATGTTGAAAACACATTGGGTGGTATTCCAGTTGCAGCTATTAACGGTACACACGAGAGTCTACAAGATTATAGTATAGACTCATTTAATGTTCTACCTAGAACATCTGTAATGTCATCTTATGACTTAGAAGGCGGCACAAGTTTTGTTGCAACTCAAAGTGTAGATGGCGGTGGTAGTCAAGTTAGAAGTACAAGAAACATCTATTATGATGCAATTCATACAATGATACCTTCTATAACATTTAATAATACTCAAATATTCTCAAGTATTAATAGAACAGGTATGGGTTCACCAGAAGATTCAAACTTAGATACTGAATATGTAAGAAGAACTGCAAATGACTTTATTAAATTAAACGATAACGTTTACTTCAGTAGACCAAGTGTTGTTGCATCACCCCTCAACGAATTAGAGAGAATGGGTAACCAGAGATCATTTAGATTATTACTACAAATGAGATCATCAAATCCAAACGTATCACCTTACATTGATACAGGTACAATTGGTTGTCTAGGTATTATGAACAGAATTAATGATATTGATTCTGCTGCCGATCTATCAGATGGTGAAGTTTACGTACCATCAACAGAACCAGATGGCGATAACAACGCAATGGTATACACAACAAGATTGGTAAGTTTAAAGAATCCTGCTACATCATTGAAAGTTTTATCAGATAACTTTAGACCACCTAACTCAGACATTAAAGTTTTATACAAACTCATCAAAAACGATGAAGATACACCAGTAGATGATTTAGGATTTGAATTCTTTAACTCAACTGGTGGTCCTGACACAGCTATTGATCAAGACGCTAGAAACTTTAAAGAATACGAATACACAGCAGACAACTTACCTGAATTTACAGGTTTTGTAATTAAGATTGTAGGACAGGCTACAAACACATCTCAAGTACCAATAATTTCTGGTCTTAGATGTATAGCATTAGCATGATAAAGGTTGAAGGACATTCAAATCTAATTAGAGAAGAAAGTTCACAAGCAATTATCAATACAGATGTTGAACAGTTTAAATTGGTAATGAGAAGAAGACAAATCATTGCTTCTCAGAAAAAGGAAATAAATAGTTTAAGACAAGAAGTAACCGAAGTTAAGGAACTTCTTAGAAAGATAGAAGAGAAAATAAATGGCTAAAACAGTAGACAGTTTCAGTACTATAGAAAATTTTAGACAACAATATAATGTGTTGGCTAATGACGTGGGTGATATTAGTGGTCTTAGAACTACTGCTCAAGCAACTTTAGTTGACGCTGTTAATAGTGTAGAAGATAAAGCATTTTACTTCCAAGAGTATGTGTATATTGCAACTGGTGGTGAAACGCATTTCGAAGGCGCTGATCAGTTTAACAATGTGATGAAATTTGTACAAGACCGAATTCAGGTCTTTGTCAACGGTTCTCACTTAATAGAAGGTATAGACTATCAGATCACTAGCCAAAATTCAGATGGTAGTTATGGAAGAATTAACTTACAAGGTGCTACATACGGTTCTGGTTTATCAAATGGCGATAGATTCGTTCTATATTCTTACACAGGTTCATACTTAGGTACTGCATTAGCAAGTACAGGTGCTTCATACTGGCAGTTATCAGATACAAACTCAATCTTTAACAACAACTCAAATGGTGTTATTCTTAATGCTTCAAACACAAATAACACAACAGAATTAGAGACTGGTTTCAACATTCAACTTGCAGGTAAAACATTTGCAGAAGATGATATAACAATCACAACAGGCGGTGTAATGACTGCGCCTACAATTACTGATAGCACCATGAGTATCAACTCAGGTAGTATTACTGGTGGTGTAAATGCAAACTTTAGCGCAACAGTCAACGTGGGTACATTGAGTGATGGAACTGCAACACTTACAGGCGGTGATTTAAATGCCTCAACAGTTACAACTACTGGCGCTTTAACAGTTAATGGATTATCATCACTGAATGGTAACATCGATTTAGGTAACGCATCTAGTGATACAATATCATTCACAGGTTCAATAGACTCAGATGTTTTACCAAGTGCTAACAACACACACGAACTTGGAAGTAGTATACTAAAATGGCAGAACATTCATGCAACAGACATGACTGCAACTACTTTTAATGGTAATCTAAAAGGTGATGTTCTATCAAGTGGTGGTCAAACAATCATCGATAACGGTACAAATGGTACCGATGCTACTGCAAGATTATCTACAATTACAGCAGACGGTTCAACAACAGTTTTAAATGTATCAACAGGACATCTTACAGGTACAGTTTCAAGTTTATCAAACCACGACACTGATGATTTAACAGAAGGAAGTTCTAATCTTTATTATACAGACGGTAGAGCAGACGCTAGAATCGCAGCTGCTAGTATCGATGATCTTTCAGATGTAAATACAAGTGGCGCAAATACTAATAGTGTTCTTAAGTACAACGGTTCTAGTTTTGTAGTTGATGACATTGTAGAAAGAATTGCTGACACAGTCGGTACAATGATTAGTTCAAACACTGAATCAGGTCTTTCAGTTACCTATGATGACTCAGATAATACTTTAGATTTAGTTTTAGATAATTCAGACTTTTCATTGACTGGTGCAGTTACAGGTTCAGTCACACAGACTGCTAAAGGCAATGTATCAATAAACACAACAATGAACTCTGCTATATCTGATTTAACAGATGTAGGTAGTACATCTAGTGCATCTGCTGGTCAAATACTAGTATTTGATTCTAATGGTGATTTACAAGTTGCAGATAACTCAACAGGTACCGATTCTATATCAGAACAAACTAATAAATACTTTACAGATGATAGAGTAAATAGTGTCATATCTGCTGGTTCAGGTCTTGCGAAATCTTATAACGCAGGTTCTTCAGGTGATTCATTAGATGGTGTTGCTACTTTATCAGTGAACACATCAAACGGTGTTAAATTAGACGGCGATGATGTTGAGTTAGATTATGAAGTTGTTAGTGCTTCTTCACTATCTGGTACACCAAGTGGTACAGGTAAAGAAGTTGGACATTTATGGTTTGTGATATGATATGGCAGATAAAATTTACATTAAACACAATTTAAATGGCGGTAGTTTTCAGCAACCTTACATAGCAAGGCAACCTGCTAACATTCAAGAACCAAATATAAGACAACAACCATCGATTGTTCCTTATACGTTTCAGTCTCCTTCGACTTATCAGAATCAACAACCAATAATTTATCGAAATCCTGTTAATAGGCAAAATCCTTTTATAAGAAACGCACAGCAACCTAACATAAGATCGAGACAAAATCCTTTTATAAGAAACGCACAACAAACGTATACTTATCAGGCCGATGCACAATCACCTTATATTGCTAATAGACAGAATCCGTATCCGTATCCTGCAAACGCACAAACACCGTTTACGTATCAACATCAAAGTCCTTCAACTTATAGAGACCCAAGAAATGCACAGGTTATAGTTGCGTATCAACATCAATCACCTAGTACATATCGTGACCCAAGAAGTTACAGAAATCCTGTAAGTTATGCTTATAGATCACCTAGTACATATCGTGACCCAAGAAGTTACAGAAATCCTGTAACATATCAGGCACAACAACCTACTACGTATCAACACCAGTCACCAGCAAATATAAACGCACAGGAGTCAAATCAACAACCTGTACCTTATAGAGTGCCTTCAACTTATCAAGCACAACAAAGAAGTCCTCAAACATATAGGGTGCCATCGATTTATCAAAATCCGTTTACGTATCAGGCGCAAAGACCATCGCCTTACATTTATCAATCGCCTTCGACTTATTCAGCACAAGGCCAAACGCCTTACATATATCAGTCACCATCGACTGCTCAGGTACCAACATCATATGAAGGTATTGTAGGCGAATCAGCACTGTCTGGAAGTTCAACAGCAACAAGTGCAACTTTAGCTAATCAACCGAACCCTCAACCTTGGGGCTCAGGTATAAGTAATCCTGTTTGGGATGTATATCCTTTTGGTGGTAGTACGAATTATATAAATTCTGACCCACCTTCAGGAACTGCTTCTATGTTTAGTGTACCAAGTTGGAATACTCTTCAATTAGCAACTGGTAATCCTGGTTTTAATCATACCGAATGTGGTTGTTATATGCAATTTGATTTTGCAGCTAACAATAATACTGTTCAGACAAATCCTTTAGGGGCTTTTAGAATATCGTATGGTCATTATAACTCTTTTAGTAATAGTGGTTGGAGTTTTTATTATAGATTTTATATGCCTATTACCGATTTGAATGCTAATGGTATAATTGACGATACTTGGAATTTTGATGTAGCATATTATGCAAGTGGTGAATCGGTATCAGGTACTCAAGCTCAAACAAATTGTTACGGAGGAGGTGGAAACAGTTATGGATTTTATCCACATGTTTGTGGAAAAACCAGAGGCCAATATTATAATTTCTGGTCTGGTTCAACTTCAAGGGGTGGATTTAATGGTACTCGCACTGCTAGATTTTTTAAGTGGGGTGTATACGACAGCACAGGTAATCCAGTACAATTAACATCAAATGATGTTTATTTTGGAATAAAAGCAACAAAAGGCACAGACACTTATTATACATATTTTCATATAGCTTCATACTTCAACGGTTCTTGGTCATCAAGCCCCATAAGTTTAAGAGCAGCATATAATGCAGGTAGTGGGGGGCCAATAATAGTATAAAATGCCAACCGTACAAGTAACATATAGCAATTCAAACGCAACGCCAGGACAACAGCCGTATCCTTATATTGCTAATAGACAAAATTCTACTAACGGTACTACGCCTGTGCCGTACATTGCTAATGCCCGTGCATCAGCAAACGCTCAGACAGTTGCTAATACTAGAGTGCCTATTCCTTACATAGCAAACGCACAGACAGCTGCTATCGCAAGAAGTCCATTTCAATCACCATACATTGCACAACAACAGAATCCGTTTATTAGAAATAGACCATCACCTTATGTTGCAAATCAACGTCAACCAGCAGCTTATCAACATCCTGTTAACAGACAGAATCCGATAATTGGTAGCTATCGTATATCAGCTAATTACAGACATCCTGTAAATAAACAGAATCCGTTTATAAGAAATAAACCTTCACCTACAACTTACAGACATCCTGTTGATAGACAGAATCCATTTATTAGAGATGCAAGACAGCCTTCAACATATCAGGCAACAGGGCGAACACCAACAACATATCAACATAGGCAACCTATAACATATCCTACAACAGGTAGAACACCATTTACGTATCAACATAGATCACCATCGTTCTATCAACATAGAATACCATTTACGTATCAACATAGATCGCCAGATACATATAGGGTTTCTGCTTCTCAACCTTCACCATATATTGCAAATGCTCAGAATACAAGAAGTGGTAACATTGTTGTACAAACTACATATCAACATAGATCACCATTTACATATCAGATAACATATTCTAGCAGAAGACCTATAGGTCCTGTAGCAGAAGTTAAACAAGTTTATGTTAAAGATGCAGACGGTACTGTAAAACAATTAGAAGAAGCATACGTAAAAACTGATCCAACTACAGTAGAAAAAATACATACAAAAGTCCCATATTCCCAATTAAATAATTAGTCCGTATAAATAGTAATATGGCAATTATAGCAAATCTTTACATAGATCAAGGTTCAGACTTCAGCATTACAGTAGATGTAACAAACTCTGATGGTTCAGTTTTAGACCTATCAGGTTATTCAGCAGCTGCACAAATGAGAAAAACATATACGTCTTCTTCAGTAAGTGCAACATTTTCTACATCTATTTCAGAGGCTTCAGGTCAGGTCACTTTGTCTTTAACAGATACACAAACAACTGCTCTAAATCCAGGCAGATATCTGTATGACTTAAACATAACAAGTTCTGGTGGTCAAACTAGTAGAGTTGTCGAAGGACAAGCTATTATAACGCCAGGTGTAACTAGGAGTTAAGTATGGCAATTAAAGGTGTAGTAGGAAGAGTAGCAGGCATCTCAGGAAAGGTGCAAGGTCAAGGTAACTTTAGAGTAAAACAAGTTGCAATTGGTAACTCATCTACTAATGTCAATCTATCAGCTAAATCTATACAAGAACTATCAGATGTAGATGCTAGTGAAACAGATAACGGCCTATTGGCATATAACGCATCGTCTGATAAGTGGGTTACTACCACTGTTATAGACGGCGGAACATTTTAGTCTTATAAATACTATTACAATCAAGGTGTCATTCAGTGAGACACGACCCTCATTGTGAGAGGACGAGATAGATAATGATCTTCTAGGGATATGTGAACTAGAAATTTGCAAATTTTATATTAAACCCAATTCATTTTTTAGGAGAAAAAAATGGCAACAGTTATTCAAATTAAAAGAAGTACAGGAGCGAGTGCGCCAACAGTCTCAGACTTGAGCGAAGGCGAATTAGCGTATGTACAGGATAGATCGAATGACGGTGCTTCTGCTAAATTGTATATCGAGTCAGTAGACTCAGGCTCATCAGCTGTTATTCACGAAATCGGCGGTAAATATTATACCGATATCGTAGACGGTGATGCTCCAACGCCTTCAAACTTTATTGTTGGTAACGGTGCAACTTCTGGTGCTTCATTACAACTTAGAGAAGATTCAGACAACGGTTCAAACTTCGTTGGTCTGAAAGCTCCTGATTCAGTTGCAAGTTCAGTAACCTTTACATTACCATCAGCTGATGGTTCTGCTAACCAGGTTCTTGCAACAGATGCTTCAGGAAACCTTTCTTTCGTATCTACAACTTCAACACTTGCTGGTGCATCAGACTCAGATATTTCTGCTCCTTCATCAGGTCAAATTTTGATCTATGATGGTACAGATTCATTTGATAACGTTTCACTTTCAGGTGACATAACAGTTAACGCTTCAGGTGTTACTGCAATTCAAGCTAACGCAGTTCAAGTAGGAAACATTGACTTCTTAGTTGACGAAGACAACATGGCTTCTGATTCAGACGTTAAAGTTCCTACACAGCAATCTGTTAAAGCATATGTTGATTCACAAGTAACAGCACAAGATTTAGACATCTCAGATGGTACTACATCTATTGCTATCGACCTTGACTCAGAAGTACTTTCTGTTTTAGGTGGTACTGGTGTTTCATCAACTGCTTCAGGCAACGGCGTAACATTAGCAATCGGTCAGGATGTTGGCACATCATCAAACGTACAGTTTAACAACGTACAAGTAGATGGTACACTAACTTCAGATGACATTACATCAACAAATATTGCCGCTTCAGGTAACTTAACAGTTTCAGGTAACTTGACTGTTAACGGTACTACAACTACTGTAAACTCTACAACTACTTCAGTTGCAGATCCAGTGTTTGAAATCGGTGATGACGCTTCAGATGACAACCTAGACAGAGGTATCAAATTTAAGTGGCACAATGGTTCTACTGCTAAAATTGGTTTCTTTGGTATGGATGATTCTGACGGTAAATTTAAATTTATCCAAGACGCTACAGACACATCTTCAGTATTCTCTGGTTCAGTAGGTAACGCAGTATTCGGTAACTTAGAAGTTTCAGGACTTGCACTTTCAGGTTCAATTACTTCTATAGACGGTGCAGCTCCTACAGCAGGACAATTACTAATTGGTAATGGTTCTAACGGAGATATGGAACTTGCTGCTCTTTCAGCTGGCGAAGGTATCGATGTAACAAACGCTGACGGTAGTATAACAATAGCAGGTGAAGATGCAACAGACGCTAATAAAGGTATCGCATCTTTCTCAGCTTCATACTTTACTGTAACATCTGGTGATGTTGCAATCGATGATGCTACAACATCTGCTAAAGGTATTGCTTCATTCGACTCAAGTAACTTTACAGTCTCTTCAGGTGCTGTATCTGTTACTGCTATAGACGGTGGTACATTCTAATTTAACATCTAATCTATAGGAGAGAACAATGGCAACATTAATACAATTTAAAAGGAGTTCTACACAAAGCGCTTTGCCTGGTATAGGTGATCTATCACTAGGTGAATTAGCTGTCAATACTTATCATGGTAGATTTTATACCGAGAAGAATGACGGCTCAGCTGCTGTTGTAGAAGTTGGATCGAATCCAGCTTCTTTAACTGTTAATGATGCTTTCTCTTTTCCTACAAGTGATGGTTCCTCAAATCAGATTTTAAAAACTGATGGTTCAGGAACTTTGAGTTGGTCAGACCAACCATCTTCGGGTGTACAAACATTCACTTACACTATATCATCAACTGGTACTTCAATTACAGGTAACGATGATAATGGTAATTCACTTTCATATACCTCAGGTTATGAACAAGTGTACATTAACGGTGTTAAGTTAGTAGGTGGTGGTGCAGACTATACTGCTACCAGCTCATCAACTATCACATTAACGGAAAATGCTTTAAATGGTGATGTTGTTGAAGTAGTCGCTATTACTAGTGCAGCTAACCTTGTTCAAGGTTACTTCACTACATTATCAGCTACTGCTACTACAGCAGATCAGGTGTTATCAGCAAACGCAATTGCCAACAAGGCAGTTAAGTATGTGATCATGGCATCACATGCATCAGCTGGCACACATTCAGCAGAAGTATTATTGATTAATGATGGCTCGAATTCTTACTTCGTTCAATATGGCGATGTATATTCAGCGTCTTCATTATTCACGTTAAGTTCAGATGTAAATTCAGGAAACATGAGATTGCTTGTGACTCCTGCAAATACTAATACAACATTCAAAACCTTCCAAATTAGGTTATCATAAGGAGTAGACAATGGCTAAAACAAATGCATTTAAAGTCGCTGAGTTAATTAGAGTATTGTCTTACGATTCATCTAATGATGTCATCACTACTTCTAAAGAGTTGGATACTAAACATAGAACGTCTACAGCATTAACAACAACATCTACATCTCAAGTCGACTTGGACACTTTTGCCCATGCTGACTTTAGAGCTGCTAGATATGTTATTGCAATGTCAGAAGGTTCTAACTATCATTCAACTGAGATAGTATTAGTACATGACGGAAGCGCAGTAACCATGACTCAATACGGTACATTGAAAAACACTAGTGTTGCATCATTCGATGCTGACATTAATGGTTCCGACTTGAGACTCAGAATTACACCTGCCTCAGCAAACAGTACAACTATTAAATTCCACAGGACTTTAGTAGGCGCTTAGAACTAAGCAACTTTCTTGAGAGGGGATCACATGATCCCCTTTCTTTTACTTCCAAAAAGTCATAAATAGTACTGAGAATATATTTTTGAGATTATTATGGCAACAAAATCAAAATTTTATGCAGACATAGGACTAGAAACAGGTCAAGACCTGTTGGTCGATGGCGATGCGACAATCACAGGCAATTTAACAGTTAATGGTACACAAACTACCGTTAACAGTACAACCACGTCTGTTATAGACTCAATGATCGAACTTGCGAACTCAAACACGAGTTCAGATACAGTTGACATAGGGTTATATGGTAACTACGATGATGGTTTATCAGACAGCGGCAATGAGTTCACAGGTCTTTTTAGAGATGCTAGTGATTCTACATGGAAATTATTTGACGGTTTAGAAGTAGAACCTACTACAACAGTTAACACTTCAGGCACAGGTTACGCTAAAGCAGCTTTAGAAGTTGGTGATTTAACATGCACTACTATCACTGCTTCAGACACATTAACAATCGATAGTTTGGTTGTTGATAGTAATACAGGTACAACAACCACTACAACATCGGAAACAGACTTAGATTCGTTTTCTTTATCAAATTATCGAAGTGCTAAGTATATTTTACAAGCAACAGAGGGTACAAACTATCACACATCTGAAGTTGTTGTAATTCATGACGGTTCAACTGCTTACTTTACACAATACGCTGAGATAGTTACAAATAGTTCGTTGTATTCAGTATCAGTTGCAGTTGAAAGTGGTAATGTAGTTTTAAAGATTACACCTGCTTCTGCAAACTCGACTGTATTCAAATGGTCACGTCAATTAATTAAAGTATGATTTTTGTTTAAATTTTGTTTAAACCACCTTTTTGAAGAGTAATCTCTACTAAATAATACTGTATACACTCAATTAGGACACACTAACCATGGCAACACAAAATAATTTTGTTATAGAATACGGATTAAACATCGGTTCTACAGAGGTCATAACTAGTGCTGGTAAAATTACCGCTGGATCAGTATCCGCACTAGACTCAGATGACATCACAGAAGGTGCAACGAATCAATATTTTACTAACGCAAAAGCAAGAGGTGCTATTTCATTAGCATCTGGAGAAACGAATTTATCTTATAACTCATCAACGGGTGAGTTTTCATTACCGCAAGTTGACGGAGGTACTATCTAATGGCAGGGGAAAAGAATTTTAATATTAAAAACGGCCTGTCAATCGGTGGAACAGAGGTTATTAGCTCTTCTGGATCATACGTTGGTTCAATTTCAGCATCAGCATTAGATGAGTCAGTAGACGATAGAGTCGCTCAACTTTTAACAGCAGGTACAGGCATCACATTAACATACGATGATTCTGCTAACACACTAACAATCGCTGGTGCAGCCCAATACGGCGACTCAGATGTATTATCATACTTAGGTGGTGGTACATTTGCAGGTAACATCATACCAAGCGCAGATAACACATACGACTTAGGTTCATCAAGTAGAACATGGAAAGACGTATACGTTGGACCTGGTTCTTTATATGTTAACGGACAACAGGTTATTTCAGATGACTCAGGTACAATCGTCTTTAGTGCTGACTCTAACCAAAACATGTCTATACAGACAAGTGGTTCTGGTGATTTAGAGTTAGATGCAACAGGATCAGGTGTTATTGCACTTAAAGGTCCAGTTCAAATCGAAGACGGTAACAATATTACCAACAGTGCAGGAAACAACATCACATTTAGTAACAATATTGCAGTTGATCAAATCGTGTCCAGATCAGCTGATACTAACTTAGTATTGAGTGGTAACGGAAATGGTGTTATTTCACTTAACGATGATGTTACAATCTCAGGTTCACTAACAGTTTCAGGTACAACAACAACTGTAAACTCAGAGACAATTAACCTTGCAGACAACACAATCGCATTAAACAGTAACTTTACTTCAGGTTCACCAACAGAAGATGCTGGTTTGAGTGTAACTAGAGGTAGTTCAACTGCAAAAACATTCTTATGGGATGAGACCAACGATAAATGGACAGTCGGTTCAGAAACTTTTGTTGCAGGAACATTCGAAGGAAACTTAACTGGTAACGTAACTGGTACAGTTACTAGTATTGCTAACCATGACACTGGTGATTTAGCAGAAGGTTCAAACTTATATTTCACTGACGCTAGAGCAGATGCTAGAATCACAGCAGCTCTTATCGATGAAGATAATATGGTGTCTAATAGTGAAACAAGAATACCTTCTCAACAATCAGTTAAAGCATATGTAGATTCACAAGTCGCAAGTAAAGACAATACAGATGAAATAACAGAAGGCTCTACAAACTTATACTTTACAAATGCAAGAGCAGACGCTAGAGTTCAAAATGCAATCGATACAGATGTTAATTTTGGTAGTGCTTCAGATACTTTAGTACCTTCTCAGTTAGCAGTCAAAACTTATGTTGATGCACAAGTAGATACAGCAGATGCATTAAGTGAACTAAGTGGTGATTCAGATGACATTACAGAAGGTTCAACAAACTTATTCTATACAGATGCTAGAGCAAGAGCATCTCTAAGTACAAACTCTGGTGCAGGTGCATATGATTCAAGTACAGGTGCTATTACAATACCTTCAACAACTGCTCATATTTCAGAAGGTTCAAACCTTTACTTTACAAACGCTAGAGCAGATGCTAGAGTTAATGCATTATTACCAGATACAGATTCGTTAACAGAAGGTTCATCAAACTTATACTTCACAGACGAAAGAGTTGATGACAGAGTAAATGCTTTAGTAACAGCAGGTACAGGCATCACATCAACATACGATGATGTAAATGGTACCTTAACACTTGCAACAACAATTACACAATATGCTGATTCAGATGCTAGAAGTGCTATCTCAGTAACAGATTCAGGTGGAGATGGTTCACTTGCATATAATTCATCTACTGGTGTAATCACATATACTGGCCCAAGCGCTTCAGAAGTTAGAAGTCATATTAGTGCAGGAACTGGTGTCTCAATTAGTTCAGGTGAAATAAGTATTGGTCAGGCAGTTGCTACAACAAGTAACGTACAATTTGGTAACTTAACATTATCTGGTAACCTAACAGTTAATGGTACTACATCAACTGTAGATTCTACAAATACAACAATCAGTGATGCATTGATTGAATTAGGGTCTGGTAACACAGGTGCTAACTCAAATGACCTTGGTCTTGTGTTAGAAAGAGGTTCAACTGGCGACAACGCATTTATGGGTTGGGACGAAAGTGCTGATGAGTTTGTAGTTGCTACAACAACTGCAACTGGTGCTTCTACAGGTTCGTTAACATTAACAGACGCAAACTTTAGAGCATCACAAATTTCAACATCATACGCTTCAAATAGTGGTGGTGTTGCGAGAAACATATATCAATCAACTTCTGCACCTACTTCAGGTGACGGAGCAGTTGGTGATCTATGGATTCTTTATTCATAATTGATAAATAGATAAAAAGCGAGAAAGGATTAAATGGCGACAGGCTCACAGAAAGTAAAAACCCCCTCAGGTTGGAATTCAACCCAAGGTGCATGGGTTAAAACTGCTTCAAACACTTGGAAAGATGTAGATCAAATTTACATTAAAACTCCTAGTGGGTGGAATAACGCATCAGGTCAACAACCTACACAACAGCCATATCCTTATATTGCTAATAGACAGAATCCATTTATAAGAGATGCACAACAGCCGTATCCTTATATTGCTAATAGACAGAATCCATTTATAAGAGATGCACAACAGCCGTATCCTTATATTGCGAATGCTCAATCGCCTTATATTGCGAATGCACAAAACTCTGTATCATATAGACATCCTGTTAATGCACAGAATCCGTTTATAAGAAATAGACAAACACCAGCATTCTATAGACATCCAGTAAATGCACAGAATCCGTTTATCAGAAACGCACAACAACCTGCTTCTTATCAACATCCTGTTAATGCACAGAATCCGTTTATCAGAAACGCACAAACACCAGCTGGGTATAATCACCCTGTAAGTGCTCAGACTCCGTTTATAAGAAATAGACAAACACCAGCATCTTATCAACATCCAGTTGCTGCTCAAGAGCCTAATATTAGAAGCGGTCAAGAACCAAATATTAGGTCTGCACAAGAACCAAATATTAGAAACGCACAAACACCGTTTACGTATCAACATAGGTCACCATTTACATATAGAGACCCAAGATCATATAGGGTGCCATTTACGTATCAACATAGATCACCATTTACATACCGTGATCCAAGATCATATCAGATACCGTTTACGTATGCGTACAGATCACCATTTACATACCGTGATCCAAGATCATATAGGGTGCCATTTACGTATCAACATAGATCACCGTATACGTATAACCACAGATCACCGTTTACATATAACCACAGATCACCGTTTACGTATAACCATAGATCGCCGTTTACGTATCAGGCAAGACAACCTAATAACGCAAGGACTCCATTTACATTCCGTGCGCCGTTTACGTATCAGGCAAGACAACCTAATAACGCAAGGACTCCATTTACATTCCGTGCGCCGTTTACGTATCAGGCAAGACAACCAGTTGCTGCTAGACAACCTAATAACGCAAGGCAACCAAACAACGCAAGGCAACCAAATAACGCAAGGCAACCAAGTACTACACAACAAACAGCAAGATATCCATTTATCTTCCCAGCAGTGTACTTCTATCAACCGTTTGGTCCAATACCTGGTAACATTCCTGGAGGTGGCAAAGGATGTTTTGTTGCCGGCACAATGATATGGTTGGGCGATGGCAGTCATGTACCAATTGAAACAGTAGAAGTTGGTCAAGACGTAATGACTTGGAACGAAGAGACAAATAAATTAGAGATCGGTGTAGTCGAAGAGTTGATGCAACCAAGAGAAGTATCAATACATGAGATACATTTATCAGACGGTAGAATACTTGAAACAACTTCAGAACATCCATTTAGAACAATGAATGGTGAATGGGGTGTTATCAACTTAGAGAAATTTAAAGAATTCCACAAAGAAGAAGGTGGAGATGAATTTGTAAATTCAGAAATCGCAGTCGGTGATCATTTGATGACCATGACAGATGCTGTACTAGGTACAGAAATAGGACTAGAAATAATTAAAATAGAGGAGAAAGATTCACAACAGGTGTATAACTTGAAGAACGTTGGCGACAATCACAATTTCTTTGCAAATGGTGTATTAGCTCACAACTTCTTCTTCTTTAAACCATCACCTAAGTAATCTAAAGTAAAATGGCAACAGGTTTTTATCCAGCAAATGCTCAAGGTATTACACAGGCTTCTGTTCCTGTGCAGACACCTTTTACTTTCCAGAATCCATTTACATTCCAGAATCCATTTACATTCCAGAATCCATTTACATATCAGTCACCTTATATTGCAAATGCTAGACAACCTAATAACGCAAGGCAACCGTTTACTTTCCAGTCGCCTTATATTGCAAATGCTCAACAACCTAATAACGCAAGGCAACCGTTTACTTTCCAGTCGCCTTATATTGCGAATGGTCAACAACCTAATATTAGATCAGCACAAGAACCTAATATTAGAAGCGGTCAAGAACCTAATATCAGATCAGCACAAGAACCTAATATTAGAAATGCTAGACAACCAGCAGCATATAGAGCACCTGTATCAGCACAACAACCAGTAATTGGTAATGCTAGACAACCAGCAGGTTATAGACACCCTGTATCAGCACAAGAACCTAATATTAGATCAGCACAACAACCAGCAGGTTACAGACACCCTGTATCAGCACAAGAACCTAATATTAGAGGCGCTAGACAACCTTCGACTTATCAACATAGATCACCGTTTACGTATCAACATAGGTCACCGTTTACATATAACCATAGATCGCCATTTACATACCGTGATCCTAGATCATATCGTGTACCTAGCACATATCAACATAGATCGCCGTCTACATATCAAGACCCAAGATCATATCGTGTACCTAGCACATATCAACACAGATCACCATCTACATATCGTGATCCAAGAAGTTATAGAGTACCTAGCACGTATAACCATAGATCACCAAGTACTTACAGAGATCCTAGAGCATATCGTGTACCTAGCACATATCAACACAGATCACCAAGTACTTACAGAGATCCTAGAATAACACAATCGCCAAGTACATATCAACATAGGCAACCTGTGACATATGCAAGACAAGGTCAAACTCCGTTTACCTATCAACATAGATCACCAAGTACATATTCTAGACAAGGTAGAACTCCGTTTACCTATCAACATAGATCACCAAGTACTTACGCTACACAAGGTAGAACACCAGTGAATCGTTGGGACGGTGTATTGTCACAACAGTGGCCAGCATCTCCAATTACGTCATAAATATAGTTAAATAAACTATATTTTATATTATGAGAAAATTAGAAACCTTAGAAGCCGTACAAGAAGCATTTCAAAATAGAAGATCACCATTTGGGCCAGATAGTGGCGATGAAGTCATTTTCATGGATCATTGTCATATTGGTAGTATCGAACTATCCAAAGACTACAAGGAAACTGAAGCATATAAGTCTTTAGATTGGTTGATGAAGAATAAATTACCAAAACTAAAGCATGTTAAATGGAAAGAAGCTTCTAAATTGATAGACGAAAGATTATACGATTATTCTGATACAACAAAATTACAACCGTTTAATCAATTACAACATCAAGCATATGTCTATCAATATTATTTGCAGTACGGTTATACTGAAAAACCTGAAACACCAATACCTGGTCATTCTGGCTTTGATTTCAAAAACCGAAATGATGAATATCAAAAGATAACAGACTATACAAAATATGTTTTTGGTGCAGAAGGCCCAACTGAAAGACAATTAGAAATCAATAATTCAACTTATTATCACAGTGCTAAAGCACACTGGTTAATTGATAGTATCAAACATGAAGGCCTTTGGAATCCAATCCAAGGTGTAGTGAACAAACCTTCTTCAGAAGAAGAACGATACACTCTTAGAATACATCCAGGTTCTGTAAGATCAGCAGTATTTGAAATGATAGATGATCCAGATATGGAAATGTTTGTATGGGATAAGTTTGATTTATTTGATTCAGAAGTTCTATCAGCTGAACAAGTAATTGAATTATGGAAAGCCTTTGTTGAAAAGAAAGATAAACCAACACATCTTTCATTTACATATACAGAGGGTTTTATAGAAATGCATAGTGCTTTTGCTGATATCGGTTTTAGAAGTACAGTTACAGACTTCAATAAAAACATTATGAAAATGGCAAAAGGCAAACCTATATCAATCTATGTGGGTTACGATAGTCGTCATGGTGATCTTGCTGAAACAAATGTTAAGTTGCTTCAAAAAGGAATTGAATATGGTTTTGGTAAAGGTGACATGTATGAATTTATAAAAGACTGGCAACCTAATATTAAGATACTAGATGTATCAAAGATACCTGAATACACTAGAGAGTATGCTAATCAATCAACAGAGTTTACATATAGTAGATTCTTAATACCTTACCTAGAAAATTATGAAGGTTTCAGTATCTTCTTAGATGATGACATATTGTTTAGTAAGTCTATACTACCACTATTCTATTTCTTAGACCCAAAAGATGCTATTGCTTGTGTACAATACGATTTCGAAAATCATAGTGATACTAAATTTGATGGCGAAAAGAATGTTTCTTATCCTAAGAAATTGTGGTCTAGTCTTATGGTATTCAATAATGCACACGAAGACTGTAAGAAGTTAACACCAGAAGTAGTGAATACAGAGTCAGGAAAGTATTTACATCAATTTGAATGGACAGACAAGATCAGTAGAATACCACCTAGACATATTATAACTGAAGGATATGAAACACATTTAGACAAACCACATGCTTTAGCAATTCACTGGACACGTGGTGGCCCATGGATAAAAGACATGGATACCAGTGATATAAATATGTTAGACGTATATGAAAGAGCGTATGCGAGAGCGAATAAAGTCTCTTGAAATTTAACACACACAAGTGTATAATGAGGTAATTATGAATATGTTAATTTATGATGAAAACAGTAATCTAATCATTAGAAAACCAAATGGATTAGAATACTCTTTCGAAAACACAGATAGACCAAATCTTGGTTTTGAATATGATGTATTGGTGTACGATGACATCGAAGTTAAAATTGAGAAATGGGAAGAAGATAAATGTTTTAACGATCAGGTCAAAATAAATCTAAACTCAGATGAAATAGATGCTATCGAAGAATATATCAATCAGTCTGAACCACCTGCTGGTGTTTCATTAAACAATCAGTATGCAAACAAACTATCTGATATGGCTCAAAACTATATCGATGATCAAGTACAAGCATATGGTTTCCGTGATTTACTAGAAGTAACTATAGCAGGAAGAGAGGGCTCAAATCACCCTTTAAGATCAGATGCAAGAAGAGTTATGGAATATTCAGACGTTATATGGAATGTATACGTTAATGTATGTAATGAAATAGGCGAAACAAGAGAAGACACACTACAAGACTTTGAGTATTATTCAAATAATTTTCCATCACCTCAAAAGTCATTAATAGCATAAAATGAGCCTGCTTGTAGAAAAGGTTGATTCTCCTTTTCATATTCAATCATTACCTTTAGATAAAGTCTACATAATTGATAATTACTTAGAGACTTCTATATGGCATTGGATTAATCAAAGATTTACAAGCAGTAATATTTGGTCTAAAACAAATCAAGTGGGTAGCGAAAGCCCAACAGGATTACCTCACCATAGTTTTTGGGGTGCAAGTTTCTTCAAGGCTGATCGGGACAATAAAGATTTCGGATTTCACAATGTTGAAGGAGATATTGATAAGAAAGATTCTTATCCTGCTCACTATCTAAATAGAAGAATATGTACAGATTTCGGTTTCAAATGGAAAAGATTTCAGTACATGGGTTTAAACTCACAGACAATGGGTTGTCATGGAACAACTCATGCAGATTGTGATACTAATGATTCATGGAATTTATCTTTCTTATACTATTACAATACATATTGGAATCCCGAATGGGGTGGCACATTAAGATTATATGATGAACCTCAACAGGGTTTAGAAGGTAGAAACGAACATATTAAAAACCACCAAATCGCTGAAGTGGAGTTTGTACCAAATAGATTAGTAATGTTTGACGGCAGAATACCACACGGTGCAGATGCACCAAATGAAACTGCTAGATACATGGATAGAAGATCAATTGTTTTAAGAGGCGATGAAGTAGAGATAGGAGTTAGCGAAGAGTTTTATAATGCCAACGATAGACTTTATTACATATAACGAGAAGACTCTCAGAGACTTTAAACCAGTTCTTGCAAAGAAATGGCATCCAGATTGGTGGAAAAGAATTAAAGTAAATGCAGTAGTACGTGGTGTTAATACTCAAACTATCAGAGCATGTCCTGCTATGGATGATTGGTTAAAGAGTGGTTGGTACCTACTTGCAAACAGAGACATGGAAGTTATCGTAGGTAACAATGCAAAAGACGGTGTAAGTACAACAGACGTTAGAACTTTCGATCCTTCAGGAGAACATTACGCTTCACCTACACACCCCAAAGAACAATTTGAAAATGCTTTCGATTATTTTGGCGATGATGGTCCTGTCAAAGATGCATTTAAAATGAGAAACCCATGGAACATTATAACACCAGAGGGTTATTCATGTCTTTACTTAGACCCTTTCTTATTTCAAAATAGATACTTTGCTACATGGCAAGGAATTATCGATACAGATAAGTTCAATGTGAGCCAAGATAATTCACAAATAATTTTTTATCCTAGAGTTAATCATTCATTTACTATAAAAAAAGGCACACCATTGTGTCAGGTTATTCCTTTTAAAAGAGAAGAATGGAATTCTACGTATACATTACGTAGTCCTAGAGAATTTCAGGACAACAGAAGTTCAGTAACTTCACATGCAGAAATGATGTCTATGGATGAACAAGGTAGAAGAGAATACTCCGATGAATCAAGACTAAGGGGAACTAAACTTGGGCCATATAGAAACGAAGGTTATTGGCAAGAAAAAGGTAAATACTTCAAAGAAGATGAACCACCACCTGAATGTCCTTTTCATAATGAGGTAGAAGAATGAGTGTAAAATTATTATTTCCTGCATTTGTTTTTCATAGAGATTTTTTAGGCAAAGATGCAGATAAAGAACCTACATTGATGAATGCAGAATACTTTGATCTCTTAAAAAGAGAGATTGATGGTATGCGAAAGAAAGATCCTGTTGGTCGAAAGATATCAAATGCATATACAGGTTGGCAATCAAATGATGGTTGCGATCAACATCCAACTTTTATTAAATGTATAAGATCAATTAAACGTTTAGTCAGAGACGAGTTATTACCTTTCATGGGATTAAACAAAGATGCACACCGTGTTGATATGCATAACTCATGGGCTAACATTAATGACAATGGTGCATGGAACAGACCTCACTTACACAATGGTTGTTTCTATTCAGGTGTATTTTATATACATGCTGATGGTGACGAAGGCGATTTAACTTTCATAGATACAAATCATAAAGTTGCAGGAGCATTTCCTGGCAACAATAGAATGATTGAATCTTATCAGATACAACCTAAGACAGGTCACTTATACATTTTTCCTAGTGGGTTAATGCATATGGTCGAACCCAATCTAACAAACAAAGATCGATACAGTATATCTTTTAATTTAGATGTCAATTGCATGGATGATAAAAATTCACGAATTGGTTGGAATGATTCAAATTTTGAGTATGATATAGACGAAAGCGGCAACTTGATCCTATAAATAGATTATATGGAAATAGTTATAGACGCTCACATCATATGGAATGTACTTCTTACGTTTATATTAGCACCGATAGGTTTGCTAGTACGTAACATATTGTCCGAACAAAAAAGATTAGATATTTTAATCAATAAGACACGTGAAGAAGTAGCAAAAGAATATGTCACCAGAACTGAACTAGACAAAGATTTAGGTCGTATCATCGAAACTATGGAGAGAATTGACGAAAAACTTGATAGACTCCAAACTAAAACATATTTCCAAGATTAGAATTTGCATAAATAGTAGTAGCAGACAGGAATACTACTTATGGCAAAACCAACAACCAAAGACGAATTAAAAGAATACATCAAAAGAAAACTTGGTGCGCCTGTTCTTGAAATCAACGTTGATGAAGATCAATTAGATGATAGAGTAGACGAAGCGCTACAGTACTTTTATCAGTACCATTACGATGGCTCGATGAAGGTGTATCTAAAGCACAAGATAACCAGTGCCAAAAAAACTACTATGAAGACGAATGAGTCTTTAACTGAGAGTGCAGCTGGTACACATGCATACGATGATGAAGCATTTGAACTTCAACAAAACTATATCGTATTGCCTGAGTTTGTTACAGCAGTAATGAACATCTTTCCATTCCACGACAAAAACAACCTCAATATGTTTGATCTTAGATATCAATTAAGATTGAATGATCTTTGGGATTTAACTTCAACAAATATCTTATACTACACACAAGTACAACAACACATTCAGTTGTTAGATAGAGTGTTAGTTGGCAGACAACCAATTAGATACAATCAACATATGAACAGATTGTACCTAGATATGGATGTCGATAGTATTAGCGCCAATGAATACATTATCATTGAGTGTTATAGAAAGTTAGACCCAACTACATTTACAGATGTATACGATGATATGTGGTTAAAGAAATATGCCACAGCATTAGTCAAGTATCAATGGGGTGAAAATTTATCCAAGTTTACAGGTATTGCATTGCCAGGTGGTGTACAATTAGATGCTTCTCAAATGAAATCAGAAGCACAGGAAGAAATTCGAAGATTAGAAGAAGAATCAAGACTGAACCACGAAATGCCAGTACTTGATATGATAGGTTAATTATGCCAACAAATGTGTTTTTTAATCATGCAGTTAACACTGAGCAACATCTTTATGAAGATATCGTTGTCGAAGCTCTACGTATGTATGGTCATGAAACATTTTATTTACCAAGAGAAATTGTAGAAGAAGACACAATCTTTAATGAAGATGTTCAGTCCACTTTTGGTGATGCATACAGTGTTGAGATGTATATCGAAAACACTGATGGTTTTGAAGGCGAAGGCGATCTCATGTCTAAGTTTGGTATTCAAGTTAGAGATCAAGCGACCTTTGTCATTTCTCTGAGGTCATGGGAAAGATTCATTTCTTTAGATACAAACCTTGCAACATCACTAAGACCTAACGAAGGCGATCTGATATATTTTCCTTTATCAGGTTCAATGTTTGAAATCAAATTTGTAGAACACGAAGACCCTTTCTATCAAGTTGGTAAACTATTTGTATTTAAACTTAGATGTGAATTGTTTGAATATAGTGGTGAAGATTTTGATACAGATATCTCAGGCATAGATCAGATAGAAGACGAACAAGCATACAGCATTGATCTAACAATGGATGCTGGTGGTACAGGAACGTTTGCAGTCAATGAAGATGTCACACTAAATGGTACAGTTGTGGGTGAAGTTGTTCTATGGAGAGCAGATACAAGATTACTCAGACTTAAAGATAATACAACAACACTAGAGACTGGTGATGTATTACTAGGTGCTGTTTCATCAGCCTCATTTACAGTCTCATCGGTTGATGACGTTATGACTATGTCTAACGATCCTCAGGCAGACAATAAAGAATTTGAAGATGCTGAGTCTTCATACTTAGACTTCAGTGAAACTAATCCATTTGGTGAACCATAATGTTCGGTACTTATTTTTATAACGAAACTATTAAGAGATCGGTATCAATATTTGGTACCTTGTTCAATAATATCTATATCAAAAAAACAAAATCAGATGGTACAGTACTATCTCGAACATTAGTGCCAATCTCATATGGTCCTGCTCAAAAATTTATAAACAGACTAGCAGAAGAGCCTGATCTAACAGATAACAATAGAAGTGCTATTAGTTTGCCAAGAATGGCATTCCAAATTTCAGCATTTAACTACGATGCAAATAGACAACAGAACAAGTTAATAAGAACAAAGAAAGCAACAATAGAGACAAACAACACCGATAGAAAATTTCAGTATTCACCAGCACCATATGATATAGAGTTTGAGTTATCAGTACTAGCTAAAAATCAAAACGATGCATTGCAGATTGTAGAACAAATATTACCATATTTTCAACCTGAATATACAGTAACAATGAAGATGATAGATGATATGTCTGAGGTCAGAGACGTGCCTATTGTTTTAAACAGTGTGTCTATGACAGACGATTACGAGGCAGACTTTGAAAGTAGAAGAGTTATAGAATATACATTAGGGTTTACAATGAAGTTATACTTCTTTGGACCAGTTTACACAGGTGATATCATTACTAATGTTATCGAAAGAGACTTTATATCAGACGGATCTGGACAGTTTACAACATCTCAAATCAATAGTTCTGGTCTAGTTAAAGAAGTCAAACACTATGAACCTGCATTTTCAGCTGTTGCAAATGTCGTATCTAATTCTACAACAGTGACTTTTGATACTGCAATAAATAGTAAGATAAATGTAGAAGACGAAGTTTTTTATACAGGTAACACACCTAATCCAACGATTAGTAGTATTGCAGAAGATAGATTATCAATAGTTTTATCAGCTGCAATAACTTTAGATGAACCTAAAACTATTATGTTTGTAGGTTCTGTAGAACCAGGTGACACCTTTGTAGTTGCTGAAACTGTAACGTTCTATGACGATGGTACAAACATCGATTATGCCGATACAGTTACAACAGACTCTACATAATAGTCAAATATAGTATGAACACAGACGAAAAATTAAACGATATCTTGGATATCGAATCAGAAATTAAAACTCAAACAGCTGAAGTTGTTAAGAAGTTGCCTGATAGAACAGACAACATTGAAACAGACTACCGATACGCT